GAACGGGACACCGTCAAGCGTTCTGACGATGGGGCTTGGAGCGTGGGGGAGCCCGTCGCTGATCGTCACGCTAGGCTACGGCACTGAGGCGCCGGCAGAGACCGGCGTACCGATTCCGGTCTGGCGGGCACGGCACCGGCCTGAGACAATGCGGAGCACGCGGCCAGACGTTGCGAGAGCACGCCATCGGCCAGACACAGCACGGAGCAGGGAGCGATGATTGCAGCAGAGCGAGTTCTCTGGAAACACCCGTCAGAGTCGGTGCTCTTCGGCTTAGACTTCGGCCCACTGCTGGCGAGCGGGGAGACACTGTCGAGCGTCACGGTCACATCGGCCACGGCTGGCCTGACGATCGGCAGCCCCGCGGTGCAGACATCGGCATTCGTGGACGGCTTCACGGGCAGCACGGTGGCAGCGAACGAGGGGGCGAAGGTACGGATCAGCGGGGGGACTGCTGGAACGGATTACGTGCTGACGGTGACGGGGACGACGAGCGGGAGCAATACCCGCGTGTTTGTGGCGACATTGCAGGTGAGGGACTCTTGAACATTCGCAACCGGGTGAAGGAACTGCGACGGGTTCCGGCTTCGCAACTCCAGCCCAATCCGAAGAACTGGCGTACGCATCCAGAGAGCCAGCAGAACGCACTACGCGGCATTCTGGCTGAGGTGGGCATTGCGGGTGCTGTGTTGGCCTACGAGACGCCAGAAGGCGGCCTGATGCTGGTGGATGGCCACCTGAGAGCGGAGACCTTGCACAACACCGAAGTACCGGTGCTGGTGCTGGACGTGAACGAGGCAGAGGCGGACAAGTTGCTGGCGACGATTGATCCCCTCGGGGCGATGGCAGAAGCGGACGCGGACAAGCTGCGGGAACTGCTGGAGGAGGTGGAGACGGCCAGCCACGATCTGAGTGACATGCTGTCGAAACTGGCAGAGGACCACGGAATCATCCCGCCGGACTTCGAGCCAGCAAGCATCGACGATCAAAGCCGATTGGATGAGAAGGCCAAGTGTACTTGTCCGGAGTGCGGCCATGAGTTCACGCCCTGAACTGCGGCTTGATTGGTGCTCCCACGAGGCAGCAAAGTATGCCGTCGAGAAGTGGCATTACAGCCGGACGATGCCAGTAGGAAAGATGGTCCGAATCGGGGTGTGGGAATCTGGTAAATTCATCGGGTGCGTGTTGTTCGCCCTTGGAATGAATCGATCGCTAGGGAGCCCCTACGGTCTTCAGATGACCGAGTGTTGTGAGTTGGTTCGCGTTGCGCTGACTGAGCATCAGACGCCAGTGTCTCGGATTGTATCCATTGCGTTGAAGATGATTCGAAAGCAATCAGAGGGGCTGCGGTTGGTTGTCAGCTTTGCGGATCCTGTTGAGGATCACCACGGCGGCATTTATCAGGCTGGCGGCTGGCTGTATGCTGGAAAGACAGCAGGATCTTTTGAGTGGAGGATCGGCGAACAGCGATTGAACAAGCGAGCGTTCACAGGGCAGCAATTTGGAGGAGGTCGCCGTTCGGTGTCGCAGATACCATCGACAGCCAAAAAAGTGCAGACGCCGGGCAAACACCGCTACCTGATGCCACTAGACGACGAGATGAGACAGAGGATAGAACCACTGAGGAAGCCATACCCAAAGCGCGAACGAAGTGCAGAGAACGGCACGCCCGGCATCCAGTCGGGAGGGGGCGGTGTGAATCCGACCCGTTCGCTCCAAGTCACAGGGGGGAAAGAGGAATGATCCGACCCGCTGACGACAAGCCGTTGAAGGGGGGATTGGGGGGCGGTGCGGGGAAGCCGCTTGTGCCGACTCCAGCAGCCCCACCAGCGAGCCCGGGGGCTGAGGTCGACTCTCGCACGCCGGGGAAGGATCTGCGGCTGATTGGGGCTGCTGTGCGGCGTGGGTGGGTAGTGTCAGATCAGATGCTGGCGGCTATCCCCGTCGCAATGGCGAATCTAGCGTTGCGTGGCGAAGATGAGCGGGCGAGGGTGAACGCGGCCCGGGTGCTGGTGGAGATGCACGGCCAGAACGATCCGGCACCAGTGGCTGAGGTCAATGTCGGCGTGAATGTCAGCGTGGGGGATACCGTTCAGGGATTGCTGCATGAGCCGGAGTACCTCGACTATCTGCGCAACTCCCGCACTGTTCGCCGAAACGGCCAGTAACGGGCGGTTTCACGTGCCTCGGCATGTGGCGGCGATTGATCGGGCGATCTGCGACACGATCACCGGACGGTCTGAGCCGGTGCTGTTGATCGAGGCCCCCCCACGGCACGGGAAGAGCGAGCTTGTGAGCAAGTTTCTCCCCGCGTGGTATCTCGGCGTGTGGCCAGATCGGCGGGTGATGCTGGCGGCATACGAGGCTACATTTGCGAGAAGCTGGGGACGCAAGGCGAGGGCGGTGTTTGAGTCGGCAAGCTGTCCGATCTTCGGGCGGGGGTTGGCGGATGACAATCACGCGGCAGACGACTGGAGCACGACAGCAGGCGGGGGGATGACTACGGCTGGCGTCGGGGGGCCGATGACGGGGCGGGGTGCGAACCTGCTAATCATTGACGACCCCGTCAAGAACGCGGAGGAGGCCCTGAGCCAGACGACGCGGAATAACCACTGGGATTGGTGGCAGTCCACGGCATCGACGCGATTGGAGCCCGGCGGCGTCGTCATCGGGATTATGACCAGATGGCATGAGGACGACATATTCGGGCGGCTGCTGAAGAGCGGCGGGCAGATCAGACGGCTGACCCTCCCAGCGTTGGCCGAGCATGGTGACCCCCTCGGGAGACAGCCCGGGGAAGCGTTGTGGCCTGAACGATACCCTGCTGCAAAGCTGGAGCAGATGCGGGCGGAGCGGTCGGAATACTGGTGGCGGGCCATGTTCCAGCAACGGCCCAGCAAGTGGGGCGAATCGAAGTGGGGCCAGTACCTCGGGGAGCGTGTGCAGGCAGCCCGCTGGCCTGAGGCGTTCGAGTTCGGCGTGGTAGCTGTCGATCCGAGCTTGGGTGCGGATGATCGGAAGGGCGATTACTCGGCCATCGTGTTCGTCGGGCGGGCGTCGGGCAAGCTGTGGATTGATGCCGACATCCGACGACGGAGCGAGACAGAGATAGCCGTCGATGCGGTCGAGATGTACGCACGGCATCGAGCTAACCTGATGGTGTTGGAGGGGAACGGCTTTCAACGGGTGTTGGCCGAGTCGTTCCAAACTGCGGCTATGTCTCGGCGGTTGACGATGCCTCTTCAGACGATTGTGAACACGGGGAACAAGGTGCTGCGGGTGTCGAGTCTCGGCCCACTGCTGGCGGCTGACATGTTCCGTTTCGGCGATTCCCCCGGCTGTCGGCTGCTGCTGGATCAGTTGGGCGAGTTCCCGCGAGGTGATCACGACGACGGGCCGGATGCATTGGAGATGGCTGTCCGTGCGATCAACGGGGCAGCGGCAGCCCTGCACGACGATGCGGAGGAACTGGCATTCACTCCATGAGTCTGGGCAGATATCGTAGTCTGATTGTGCTGTGTGTCTGCGGGCATCCGATGCGGGTGCGGTCGAGCGTGGGGCGGATTGAGTACCGCGAGTGTCTGCGGTGCGGACGACGTGTCAAAAGGACGAGGCGGGACAATGAGCGAAGCGATACGGAACCTGATGGAAGCGTTCGTCCCGGAGACAATCGACCGGAGGGGCTACCTGTACGATGACCCCACCTTCGGCTATCCGACGGCAGTCAACCCATTCACCAGTGCTACAGATCGGCTGGATGGGCGGTTCAAACCGTACTACGACTCGGAAGTTGATCTGGCCTACATCCGTGGTGCTGCCCGCAATCTGGCACTGCTGACGCCAGTTAACGCGGCGGCATTGGATCGGCTGGCGGAATACACCTTCGGCAACGGCTTCGAGTTCACCGCACAGGGGGACGATCAGCAGCTTGTGGATCTGTGCCAGCAGGTTATCAACCGCTTTGTCGATGACGTGGACATGACCGGCACGCTGGATCGTGAGCTACATCACCGCAGCCGAGAGGATGGCGAAGTCTTCGC